AAATGTATCAATTTCAACATTTAATGGTACTGGTGATGGCACAACAACAACATATAATCTAGGATATTATCCTCTTTCTAAAGAAGCATTGTTAGCAACCATTGGTGGTGTTTTACAAGACCCATCAACAGCATATACAATTAACCAAGATGATAATACAATCACCTTTACATCACCACCAGCAAATACAGCACCAATTAGTGTTGTCAGTTTATATACAAATGTAACTCCAATTGGTCCTGCTGATGTAATTGTTTCTAATTTTTATACAACTGCTAATGGTGTTGTAGATACATATGATTTAGATTTTAATGTTACATCTGCAAATAACCTTACAGTAGCGGTTGATGGTGTATTACAAACACCAACACTTCACTATACAGTCAATACAACGGCAAATACAATTACATTTGATTCTATTCCACCAAATAGTTCAAACATTTCTGTTGTTAGTTTATACACAAATGTAAATACATATGCTGATGTAGTCGGCACGGCTGCCTTTGCTCATGCAAATGGTGCTTTTGATGTGGCTAATAGTGCTACAACATTAGCACAAAACGCATATGATTATGCTAATACAATCGTTAGTGATACTCAAGTTGATCCTTATGCACGAGCTCATGCGAATGGTGCATTTGATACCGCTAATACAAATGCTGGTAATATATCAACAAATACAACAAATATAACAAGTGCATATAATCATGCTAATGGTGCTTTCGCCGCAGCTAATACAGCTCAATCAACGGCTGATGGAGCTCAAACTCATGCAGAAGGCGCCTTTACACAAGCGAATACGAACGCTACTAATATTACCACAGCACAGAATCATGCTGATGGTGCCTTTACTCATGCTAATGGTGCCTTTGATGCAGCTAACACAGCTCAAACTCATGCTGATGGTTCTTTTGGCCATGCTAATGGTGCCTTTGATGCCGCTAACACAGCTCAAACTCATGCAGAGGGTGCCTTTACACAAGCGAATACCAATTCAACAACCGATTATACTAATGTATCAATTACAGCTGGTGATTATGGCAGTGAAGTTATTATTCCTGTGGTTCATCTTGAAGCTAATGGTCGTGTAAGCTCTATTGCAAATACAAATGTTAGAACTGGTACAACATCCGTAACTGGTATTGTTCAGTTAACCGATGCAACCAATTCAACTTCAACAACAACAGCAGCTACACCTAATTCTGTTAAGTCGGCCTATGATTTAGCAGACACAGCAAACACAAGTGCAACTGCGGCTCAAACCACAGCAGATGCAGCTTTCTCTGCAGCTAACACAGCTCAATCAACGGCTGATGGAGCTCAAACTCATGCAGAGGGTGCCTTTACACAAGCGAATACCAATGCTTCAGATATTACTACAGCTCAAAATCATGCTAACGGTGCTTTCAATCATGCTAACGGCGCTTTTGATGCTGCTAACACCAAGTTTGCAAGTGCTGGTGGTGCAATTTCTGGTGATGTTTCTATTACAGGTAATTTAACTGTTGTTGGTGAAACAGTATATGCAAACACAACAACCGCTTTAATTGCTGATAATATCATTACAGTTAATGCAGCTATTGACCAAGCATCCGCACCAGCATCAAATGCTGGTTTAGAAGTAGACCGAGGATCATCAGCAAATGTAACATTATTATGGAATGAATCAACCGACAAATGGACTTTCACTAATGATGGTTCAACTTATTCACCAATAGCAGACGCTGATCGATTAGATTCAGCTTATTCTCAAGCAAACACAGCAACAACGGATGCTTCATCAGCACAAACCACAGCGGATGCAGCTTTCTCAGCGGCCAACACAGCTCAGTCAACAGCTGACGGTGCTCAGACACACGCTGAAGGTGCTTTCACACAAGCGAATACTAATGCCAGCAATATTACAACGGCACAAAATCACGCTAATGGCGCCTTTAATCATGCTAATGGTGCGTTTGATACAGCCAATACTGCACAAACCCATGCTGATGGTTCTTTTGGCCACGCTAATGGTGCTTTTGATGCCGCCAATACAGCACAAACTACTGCTGATGCGGCTTTTAGTCAAGCGAATAATGATATAACATCAGTATCAGTTACACCAGGAATTTATGGAAATTCAAGTGCAATACCTCAAGTTACTGTTGAGGCTAATGGTAGAATTTCAGCTGTCACAACACAAGCATTTAGTGCGGCTACTGTTGGTGACATATTAGCATTATCAATAGCGCTAGGATAAAAGGTATAAATAAGGCATTATGGCAAAACCAGCAACCAGACAACAATTTAAAGACTACTGCTTACGAAGACTAGGCCATCCGGTCATTGAAATCAATGTTGATGATGACCAGGTTGAAGATCGTATAGACGATTCATTACAGTTTTTCCACGACTATCACTTTGATGGCACGGAAAAAATTTACATGAAACATCAAATCACACAAGCTGATATTGATCGTAAATGGATATACACACCGGATCCAGTAATTTTTGTTACCAGTGTTATGCCTTTTGACGATTCAAATTCATCAATCAATATGTTTGATTTAAGATATCAATTAAGATTACACGATTTATATGACTTTACATCAGTGTCTTATGTTTCATATGAAATTACAATGCAACACATTTCAACATTGAATCTTTTATTCTCAGGTAAACCACAATTTAGATTCAACAGGCATTTAAATAAACTATTTTTAGACATAGACTGGACACGAGATGTTGATGTTGGAGAATATGTTATTGTTGAATGTTATCGTGCATTACAACCAGATAATGTTGATTTAACAGGAACATTAACAGGAACAACATCATCAAATGTTCTAACTGGTTCTGCAACTACTTTTGACCAAGAAGTTTTAGAAAACGACTTCATTACTTTATCAGATGGTCAAGAAGTTCAAATTAAAAAAATTAATTCACCTACAGAAATACAAATTGTTGGTAATTTAAGTGCTAATGTTTCAGCTGTAACTATGTCAAAAGCAGGAACATCCGATGTTTGGAATGATCGATTCTTAAAACAATATGGCACTGCAAAAATAAAATATCAATGGGGAAGCAACTTAAGTAAGTTTGCTGGAATTCAAATGCCGGGTGGTGTAACTTTAGATGGACCTAGAATAATGGAGGAAGCACAAAGAGAGATTGACAAGATCGAAGAAGAAATGCAATCATACAATGTCCTTCCATCTGAAATGTTCTATGGGTAAATAATGAATGGCAACCAATCTTTATTTCAACAACTTTCCAAAGAATATAACATCTGAACAATTACTTGTTGAAGACTTAGTAATTGAATCACTAAAGATGTATGGCATGGATGTATTTTATATGCCACGCACCAGTCGGGATACTGTTGACTATCTTTATGGTGAAGATCCTCTCAAACAATATGTGTCTGCTTTTCCACTTGAAATGTATTTGGAAAATGTTACAGGCATGGATGGTGAAGGTGATTTTATTTCTAAATTTGGTTTAGAGATAAGAGATGAAATAACTTTATTGGTTTCTCGTAGAAGATTTCAATCAACAGCTTCACAAACAAGACCAAATGAAGGTGATTTAATATTTGTTCCTGTTGTGAATGGTTTTTTCGAAATAACTTTTGTTGAACACGAAGACAATCAAGCCATGTATCACACATTAGGTCGTGGTCGTGGTGGAAATGTTTATCTATATGCGTTAAAACTTAAACAGTTTGTATTCAGTAATGAACTTGTTAATACAGGTGTTGCTGAAATTGATAATAATATAATAGAATATTACCCAAGAACAAAACTTTCTATTTCTACAATGCACACTGGCAAGTTTGTTAATGATGAAATTATTTACCAAGGAACAGATTTAGCTAATGCAACGGCACAAGCTGTTGTTTATGACTTCTATCCTAACACACACATTGATGTAATTAGAGTCCAAGGATCATTCACATCAGCTAATGTAACAGGTAATACATCATCAGCTGTTGCAACATTATCTACTGTGAACGATCAAGCATATGTAAATAATGCTTTTGAAGATATACAAGACAATGTTAGAATTGAATCCGAATCTGATTCAATCATTGACTTTACAGAAACAAATCCATTTGGTGAACCATAATGTTAGGTAACTCTCATTTTTATAATCGAACAATAAGAAAAGTCGTTGTCGCCTTTGGCACAATGTTCAATGATATTGTATTAAAAAGATATACAGCTGATGGAACAGAATCAAAAGAATCTTGGAAAGTGCCTCTTTCTTATGGTGCAAAAGAAAAATATCTAACAAGAATTACTTCTGATCCAACATTAACTAAATCAGTTCAAACAGTTGTGCCTCGTATTTCATTTGACTTGACTGGTATGGAATATGATTCAAGTAGAAAACAATTATCTACATTACAAAACTTTTCAGGCAATACGGCTACACAAATTAAAACACAATATGTTCCTGTTCCTTACAATTTTGAATTTTCAGTTTCAGTCTTTGTAAGAAACCAAGAAGATGGAACACAAATACTTGAACAGATATTACCATTTTTTACACCAGATTTTAATGTCACTGTTGACTTCATTTCTGAAATGACACAACATTATGATATGCCTGTTATTCTTAATTCAGTAACACCAAGTGTTGAATATGAAGGTGATAACACGACAACACGATTAATTATATGGGATTTAACATTTACTGCTAAAGGATATATTTGGCCACCTGTTAAATCTGGTAAGTATATTAGACAGGCTAACACAAACTTACATATTGAAACAGCAAGTAGAACTTCTCAAAAAGTAACTGTAGATTATGCAAACGGATCAAGTTATTTTGCTGATGAAGAAACAGTATTCGTAACAACAACGACCAATGGTGAAACAAGAGATGTTACTGGAGACTTAGCATATTTCAGTAATACATCCACAGGAATCGTTGTGGTGAACAATCTAAATAAGCTGATTAAAGCAAATGATATTATTGTTGGTGCTTCATCAAATGCAAGTTATAATGTAACCAGTGTTGATAGTGAACCATTAAAAACAGTTATTATCATTACAACACCAGATCCAGTTTCCGCTAATGCAGATGATGATTATGGATTTACTGAAACAATTACAGAATGGCCATTTACATGATGAGTAATTTAGATAAAAAACTATCAGAAACATTGAATGTTGAAGTTGATAAAGATGATGAATTAGATAATTTTCCTGTTGTTGAATCTAAAAATGAAATAACACCTATTCAACAAGCAGCCGAAGAAGATACAGAATTTGCTCGTGATAATATTAAAAATTTAATTAATAAAGGTAGTGTTGCTTTAGACAATCTACTACAAGTAGCTCGTGAATCTGAACACCCTAGAGCATATGAAGTAGCTGCAACAATGATAAAGAACCTTTCAGATTCTAATAAAGATTTGTTAGATTTACAAAAAAAGAAAAAAGATTTATCTCCAGACTCACAAAATATTGTAGGAAATACAAAAAATATGAATATTGACAAGGCGGTTTTTGTAGGATCTACAACAGAACTTGTCAAGTTTTTGAAGAACAAAAAGGAAGAATAAATATAGATTATGGAAACTTTAAAAGAAATAATGAAAAAAGTATTAGCGGATACATTTGCTATGTATCTGAAAGCTCACAACTATCATTGGAATGTAGAGGGCGCTAACTTCCCACAATATCACGATTTTTTTGGAAACTTATACCAAGAATTGTATGCAGCTGTTGATGTGGCTGCAGAACAAATACGAGCCTTAGATTCATATGCACCTGGTTCATTTTCACGATTTTCCGAATTATCAGATATTGAAGATGAACTATCTGTTCCTACTGGCACAGAAATGGCAAATAGATTACAAGAAGATAATGAAGTTGTTTTAGCAACATTGAATATGGCATTTAAGTTAGCAGAAGAATTTGATAAACAAGGTTTAATGGACTTTTTAGCAGGCAGAATTGATGCCCACAGTAAACATGGATGGATGCTTCGTAGTGTAGCTAAGAATGTGTAACTATGGAAGGTTATCTAGGAAATATACGACTAAAACAAGTCGGTGTTGAATTAACATATACAGTAGATCAAGTAGAAGAAATTCTTAAGTGTCAAAATGATCCTGTATATTTTATAAAAAGTTATGTAAAGATTGTAAATGTGGATAAAGGTCTTGTGCCTTTTGATATGTGGCCGTTCCAAGAAGAGATGGTCAATTCATTCCACAACAACAGATTTAATATTGCTAAAATGCCACGACAGTGTGGTAAAACAACAACCTCTGTGGGATATATGCTTTGGTCGGTGTTGTTTAATGAAGAATATACTGTAGGTATTCTTGCCAACAAAGGATCTTTAGCAAGAGAAATTTTAGGTCGAATACAAAAGGCTTATGAGTATTTACCTTTATGGCTACAACAAGGTATTGTAGTTTGGAATAAAGGTAATATAGAATTA